TCGCTAACTGATTCTGGACGTTGATAAGTTCTTTCTCGTTGTCGGAGAGTTTCTTTGTTGCAGTGCTTACTTCATTAATCGAAGTGGCTGACTTAGCAAACAAAGCATTTCCACCAACCTCTCCCTTTAATTTTACGATTGTGGCCAATAGAGTTTCGAAGTTCTTATTCAGAACCATGGGAGCCATGAGGGCATCATCCGAAATAATATCTTTCCGTTCTAACTCTGCCATATCATGCTGCCTTTTTCATTTTGGCCGCCTCATGTTTCTTTCTGATAATCTTCCGGTACTCATTGTACCTGGCCAGAGTAACATCAATGGTAATCACAAGTCCAAGCGAAACGCTGATGTTAGCGAGTGCTTCCTCAATAGATATTTCAGGAGTCTTCTCGCTGTCCTGATTTGCTGCCTGAATCTGATTAAACCGGGTTTTTAATTTCGTAGTGAGATTCTTGCACTTCTGAAAGGCATTCTGGATGCTGTCGCTGTATGCCTTAGCTCCGCTTGTGTCAATCTTATAGCCTAATGCGTTGAGGAAATTGATGGTAGAATCATCCACCACGAACATCAACTGCATGAGTGATAGCTTTACTAGTTCATAGTCGGCTAAAAGCTTTGCGTAGATTTTAATATTGTCGAAGTAAGCATCAACTCCAAGTCCGTTGACCTGAGAGTTCTTCTTTACGATTTTTTCCCAGCAATCCTGAATTTCCTGATCGTTTGCCTTCCCGGAAATAACAAGGAGATCTGTATTGCCCGAGTGAGCAATCTCCATGTAAAGCGTCAGCGGGATATTGTCATACGTGTATAAGACTCCTGTAGAAGTCCTGTACCGCTGGCTTGATATCCTGAACAAACGTGCTTTTATTCTTGCTATCCAATCCGAAAATCTCTTCACCATATTTTTCAGTCAGCATTCCTGTTTTTGAATCCTTGGCATCGAACACAACCGGGAAGTTTTGCGCCTGGAGAACGAAACTGTTGTAAAAGTCTCCTTCATCTTTCAGCGTAACCCGATCTGTCGGCTGGCCTTTCGATCGTTTAATCATTCTGGTAAAGGGCGTGTAGGCTGGAGTGATCCCCTGACCTTCAGCATCCTTACCTTGAAAAAGCTGGGAGAGGTTCAAGTCCAGAGCATCAGCTTGGTTGGCGCGTATAATTTGAAGCAGGGATTTCTCCTGAGCCTCCACTGAGCCATCTTTCCGTATCTTGTTGATGATGTCCTGAACCTTTCCCATCTTTAAAAAGACTGAGACCTTACAGGGTCAGCAGTCGTTTAACATAACCCTATGGTATTGTAACAGTTGCCGCTCCGGTTGACTCGTAAGCATCGAGAGTCAATAGAGATGCTGCCTTTAAATTCACTGATCCAGTAACGAAGTTGGCTGCTCTTGTGAACAAGTAAACTCCATCGCTTGAAGGTTCGGTTACTGTGTCGGGAGCCTGAGCTGCGCCTGCCGCTGTCAACACTGTGAAGTCACCAATAACTAGGCCTGATACTGGAGTGCCATCACATTTTTGAGTTACAGTGACACGGAGGTTGTCTGAATCAACTACTTCAACCGCAAGATCGACATCTGTCAGCGCTTCAAGCTCATTGTAGATCGAGCATGCAACCAGTTCTCCAGACTCGTCAAGTTCTTTGTTGTCCGCCAACGAAACGTAAACCGGAGTCTCAGTAAGAACATCGCCAAAGTTGATTTTGATCTTCTCAACGTTGATCATGTCAATTGAAAGGCCAGTGTACTTTCCGTTTGATTTTAAGGTCAACCAGATATTTCCTTCCTTATCCAGCACGATCACCCGGCCACCGTTAGCGGAATGGCTGAACATTGCCTTGTGTAAGCACAGGCTTTTCGATATCATGAATCTGAAACGATAATTGCCGTCCCGGATCTTGCGTGAGCCGAAAGCTGTTTCTGAGTACACCGTTGCCTCAGATGCGTCCTCACCGTTTGAAAAGCGAGGCCATTTGTATGCGCGCGCATCGACTGATGCTTTAATCGCGGTTTGTAAAGCGGTTTTTAATGCCGCTGCCGTAGCAATTTGTTCTGCTGTCAATTCAAAAGAATCTGGAACAGTGAACATGCTCACTGGCAAACCTGGTAAACAGTTACCATTGGATTTACCAATGTTCTGTTTTGATGCTGTTGTGCATTCTGCCATAATATTTTTAACAGTTTAAATTTTTAACTCGTTGATTAACTTTTAACCCGATGATCTCAATAGCATCGATCGGATCGTTGAATATGTTCTTTACATTACCTTGTGGGCTTTCAGTGCCATAGAACGGACGGTCAACCTTCGTGTGCTCAGGATAGTCCTGATTATCTGGCCAGAAGAATAGCGGACTATTACGAAGCTCCTCCATGAACCGATCATATATCGGATACAGGACCGGCTTGAAGATGTTCGCCATCCGCTCCTCGGCATTCCACTTCTTATCGTTGTAGTTTGCAATGAGAAGGTTTAGCGTGTAGCTCCAGATTCCTTTGCTGACTGACTCCTGGATATCCATTCTCAATGCGATGAGCGGATACTTCTGCTTTTGAAAAACTTTATCCTTGTCCTTATCAGAGAGCCTTTTAGCGATCTCCAGCGGATGCCCATACATGTAGAATGGCATGAGCAGCATGTTCGCATTCTGGTACGTGTAGTCGAAAGTCTCATCAAAAACAACAGCAGGATTTGAAATCCGAGCCATGTACTCAACCATGGGAGTGCCATAGCTTTTGTCTATGCCTCTCATCGCTGCTACCACTGTTCCGATATCGTCAGCTACAACAGGTGTCATATACCAGCGATGTTCATAAGTGCAGGAGGACAGAAATGCCAAACGATTCCATCAACTTCATAGTCGGCCTTGTTGGCTGTCAGGAATCCGTACAGCGTGTCCTCATTGGATAAGTTGTAGTGATAACTACCTATCCAGTAGGGCTGATCGCCACGGATAACACCACACTTTTCAGCGTAGTCATTATGCGCGCGGCAAATCCTTAGAGCGGGACTGATCAGCTGAGAGTTCTCGTTGTTTGGCACTACAACACCATTGCCAGTGAAGGCATCAGCGTTATCGCGCAACCAACGGGAATACACAAAAGGGATTAACAGCTTTGTAAGTCCAATCCACTTCCATGTCTTTGACACGTAGTCATACTCAGCACCGTTTTGGAGTTGTAACCACTTGTTATCATCTTCGACAAGTTCCCAGTCAGATCCAGCTACAGGAAATACTCCGGTTGTCGCTGTTAAGGCTTTCCAGATTGAATTGCCATACACGTATTCAGTGTCGACAACTGTTTCTGTTTCCTCATCATATTCATCCGGAAGATCTTCAAGTCCATCAATGAAAGCTTTGTAAAGTTGTCGCCCCAGCAACTTCAGAAGCGCCTCTTCCTCAATAGCATCCACATAGTCCGGAAAGGTATTGACTACCTTATCCAGGTTAGGGATGTTGTATGGAGGCGTATCGAAGTTGCTGGGAGTGACGAACATATTCTTCTATTTGGATCGGAACATTTTAGCCCCAAAACTTGCTGACATTGTTCCTGTTCCCGTCCAGCTGACTCGATAGTATGGCATTGGCGACCCAGAGATAATCCAGTGATACGTATTTGTAGCGTCTGTTGCGGTGAACGTGGCTAGTGCCGTTGCGGTGTTAAGTGCATACAACGCCTTCCAGTTTGTTCCATCGATACTACCCTGTAAAGAAATCGTACCTCCAACAGTTCCTGTCAACTTGGTAACTGATACCCAGAAGGTAGTAGTGGTTGCAGGTGCAGGACTTACAGCAACAGTAGACACATATGCTGTTCCCGAATTGGTTACGGTGTCTATTGAAGAACCGTAAGGCTGGAGCATGGTGTACACTTGACCTTGTGCGCTGAATGATGTCGAGAAGGCTACCAACCCGACAAACAAGAGAATAAATAGATTTTTCATGTTATGTTTCTCCTTTCAATTAAGGTTTAGTAAGTGCTGCGATTGCTGCTGCGATGTCAGTCACCTTAGTGAATGATCCCAGATCAGCGTTACGCTGTAAGAAGCAAAGCTCCTGTTCTGCGCGGATGGTCCACTGGTTCTTCAAGAACTGATCGTTAACCAGACCCATTTCAATCACCACATCCTCAGACTGGTAGATTGTACCGTAAGAAGCATCACCAACCATCAGTGTACCTACTGTCACTTTTGGAGATTCGATGATCTGAAGGTTACCAACCTTACCGCTTGTCTGCATGAAAGGAGGCAACTGATAATGACCATCAGAAGACTTCACAAGGAATTGCAAAGCATCAGCCGGGTTGATGAACAGAACGTTTGGAGCATACTTGCTCTGTGCGCCTGAAGCATCAGCTTTGTTGGCCACGTACACAGCCAGGTTCATTGCTAAGTCTGCAATGTTCGGGTTGATTACGTTCTGATACTGTGGCATGCTTGCCAATGTCACCGCTGTGGTGTAGGTGTAGATACCTTTCAGGTTTGGAGCGATACCATCGCCTTTGTAAATCTGCAGGTCCTTACGTTGTGCTTGATTCTTTTTCAAGAGTCTGTCGATCTCAGAAGCGATGAATCCAAGGTGACGGTAAGCGTTACGAGTTACTGGGATGGTATCTGCAATAACACGTAAAGCCGCATTGTATTCCTGCCAGGTGATTGCAGACTCAGGTTTGTTACCTGTTCCTACAGTCGTTCCAGCATGCTCAGCAGTCTCAGCCGCGTTGTTTGTCTCAGCTGTGACGTCCATATAGGTGATCACACCGTTTGACGCTTTCAAATCAGCTTCAGAAAGATTTACTGTTCTGAAAACCTTATCGAACACTGTGTTTGGTGCTGCGAGCTGGCCGATAGCTTGCTCACGGTAGCTCAGTGTAGAGCCGGTCAAGCTGCTAGACTGGACCATTGTCTTGTCAACATTACCTGCGTTGATCTTGAACTTCAACGACTTCTCGCTTCCATCAGACAAGCCTTTCAATGCATCGGCTTTCTCTACCAGGATCTCATCAATTGATTTGCCAGCATTACGACCGTTACCGGCAATAAGCTTGCGCATTTCTTCACCTTGAGTCTGCATTGCAGAGGTGAGCTTTTCAATTGCACCGTCCTTCAAGCCAAGGGCCTCAAGTTTGGAAACCAATTGATCCGGTGTCAGCAATCCTTTTGTTGCTTCACCTATTTCCTTCTTTACAGATTCCGAAATGGCTTTACCATTTTCTTTGGCAGCATCCGCTAAGAGTTTTTCTAATTCTTCTTTTTCCATTTTTATAATGGTTTTAAATGTGAATACTTGGTTTATAAAAATTCTTCAACTCGCTTGCCTTCAGAGTGGACTTCACCGGCTCTGTTTTCTTCGGAGTGGTAACAACCGGCTCCGTTTTCACTTGTTGTATTGATTGAGTGGGCGTTGCCCAGTTCGATCCTCTTTTAACTGCGCTACCTTCAATGATCTTTGCTTCGGTAACAGCCCAGAAGTATCCAGCCTCTAGGACATCTTCTTTGTTGGCGATCTCTTCGAAGTACTTTTCCCATGTAGCGAACTCTTTCTCATAGCGATCATCATTAACCGCTAATTCGATTTTGACATACTGCATCCCTACTGAATGCTGCTTTACTTTACCCGTGCGGTACTTTTCAAACATGAAGTCGTTCTCATCCCTGTCGATTACTGAATCAAAAACCAAAGCCTGAGTTTTGCCCTCGAGGTTTATCCCGAGCTCATGCCATGACATTTGCTTAGTGAAGGCCTTTACATTGTCTGAAATCGTTCCTTTGAAGTTGAACTGATGTTCTTGAACCAGTGAGAAACTTCCTTCCTTCAAAGACTTGTTCCATAACTGATCAAAGTGAACGTCACCATGCGAGTCGAATAACTTTGTGGTGTTGATGATGGAGCGGACCTTAATCTGCGTAGCGTCTGCAGGAATGTTATTTGCCTGACCATCGGCTTTAATTGCCAACTCGGTTTTATCAGCCCGATCCACAAGCAGGTCAACACTGCAAGTAACCGAATCAGCTTCTTTGGTTGCGCTCTTCTTCTGAGCTACAAGCTTTGACTTGTTGGCTACCAGGTAATCAACCAGCTTCGACTTGTCAGTAAACTCCGGTAATTCAGGTTTCATTTTTTCACGATTTGTTTTTCCTTCACGACTTTCGCCTTGATCGCTTTCAGATCATTAATTTCCTTTTGTGAAATCTTTGGCTTATCCATTACTCTTGTGGCTTTAGATGACTTGGATCAGCAACTTTCACTTTACGCTTCTCGTTTACTTCCTCCTGTGGTTTGAGATGAGCCTTGTCAACAGCGACTGGCCTTGCTGGTGGTCCATCAGACTCAGCTTGTGGCTTAAGGTGGGAGGGATCAGCAACCTCTTTCGAAGTCACAACCTCTTCATCCTTCAATTCATCTTCCTCATTTTGATTAGCAACAGCATCATTAACCGCTCCGTTATCGGCATTTTGATTCTGCTCTGGTTCGTTTCCTGTGATGGTATCTTGGATTTTTCCGAAGATTCCTTTTCCTTTTTTTTCATTACTCATAGCTATGCTGCGTTTGATGTGATACCGTATTTTTGAAGCTCTGCCTTATACTCTTCGATCGTGATCGCTTTGTCCTGGTACATTTTGGACAATGCGGTTACAACTGAAGTCAGGGCGTCAGCCCGTTTCTTTAAATCGTCTTGGAAGATTTCCATGTGAGAGAAATCCATGATGAGTTTCTTCTTGCCGTCAGGATAGAACTCAGCATTCAGAGCCATGCACCACTCATTCGCCTCTGGAATGATCGTGCGTACATACATGCCACGCTCCGCAACACGTTGGTTTTCCCACGTTGCATTCTTATCAGTAACAAACAGCTCAGGGGGAGTGCCGTATGCATCGAGGATCTTATTGAACGATACCTGTGTTTCCTGGTAGAGGCCAAGGTTTTGCGGGTTGTTCACTCCACGTTGCACCCAAGCCATCTCTGTACTTGTGATGATATCCTGATGTTGACCTTCAAGTGTGCCGTAACTCTTTAGTGAGCTAAGCAGCTCTTCCTTTTCTTTCTTATCAAGCGGTAGGGGAGCGCCAACACCATCTTTTGATTTTGTCACCCACGCACCGTTTGCTCCACGATCCTTCAGGATTACTCCGCGGGACTGGTATGCGAGCTTGATGTTGTTGATTGGTGCGGCCAGTGCTTTTAGCTTTGATTCACCGCTAAGCAGATTCTTATCGTTTGCTGCCTTAATCGTTACCCGGTTATCATTAAGGTGAATGATCTGCTCGTTTGGTAGCGGCATATCATCCTGTGTCGGCTGCTTTAGGTAATAGTTTACTCCAGCCGGGGTTTCCTTAAACAGGAAGAACGATAACTTTTCTTTATACTCTGACCTCACCAGGTTGGGAGGAAGAGTGTAAATGGCTTTTGCATCAGTGAACTTGAAGCCTACTCCGAAAAGACCGTATAGGTATTCATTACCATAAATCTCATGGAACAGCGTGCTTTGCTTGATGAACTCCTTTCCAGCTTGAAACCAGTTGGGATTCTTGAGAAGGGTAAGGATTGGCTCATTCGGATATTCCTTACCAGCATCATCAACAACTTTAAACCGGCCGTTGCTTCTCGCATTGGCCTTCATGTTGATTACAGCATTTACTTCTGGAACACAATTGAAAGCATCTAAGCAATCAACCTCACCGAATGCGTTGAATCTTGATGAGGCAATTCGATACCACCATTGACCGTTTTCGTCCTTAGACGGCACGAATAGATTTGAGATGATTGGCGGAATGAAATCCCGATAATTCACTTATGCATTGTGGGTATATGCAAAAGTGAGGAATGAATTACCTGTTACTTAATTTACCGGACTGTTGCGGATAAGTTCGGACGGTTGCGGATAGTTTTATTTATTTTGCTTTCCGCTGAACATGTTATACGATCCTTTGTTCTCTGAAGCATATTGAACAATAGCTTCTTTCAATTCTTCGGATGCCTCTTTTTCTGTGTACTCGTATGGCTCCCATTGCTCCGTAAAGGAACATATTCTTAAATCTTTATTGTAAAGTTTTACTGGCAAGACTCCATTATCCATGTAAACCATCAGGGACACACGGTCATGCGTAAACTACCCACCCACGCAAAAGCGATGGGTGGGCTTTGGTTAAAACAATTTATATTTTTCATTCTCTATTCGTTTAAGGCTGTCATTATAGTATTGTTCATTTTTCTCTATGCAGATGTAATTCCTGTTGTTCCGGATACATGCAATAGCGGTAGTTCCACTTCCAGAACAATTATCCAAAACTGTTTCGCCTTCATTGGTGTAAGTTTTAATTAGCCATTCAAAAAGCGGAACAGGTTTTTGCGTTGGGTGTGTTACCGCCTTATCTGTTTTGCCAAACAATGCACCATTCCAAGAACTAATTTTCAAAACAGATGTAGGAAATCGACTTCCATCTTCTACGTACACATAGTCAGGTTTACGAAATTCTTGATAGCCATCGAAGCCGCCAGAGTTAGTTCTCTTTCGTCCCCATGATTGTTTGTCCTTTTCTACCTGTGTTTTTTGTGGGTTGTAAGTAGGTAATTTTCTATAGAAAAGTAATATGTTTTCATGAGTACGAAGTGGCTTTCTTTTCGCATCTAAAAAACCCATCACCTGCGTTTTTTGCCAAATGATTTCGTACCTAAAATGCTTGCGGCACGAGTTGATTAAATCGGTAGCAAATGGCTGTTGAGCTGTAAGAACAAAAGCCGCATTCTCTTTTGCAACACGGAAATATTGCTCCCAAAGTTTATCGAACGGTATCACATTATCCCATTCCAGCCGTGTCGTTCCGTATGGCAAATCGCACAATATCATGTCCACGCTTCCATCTGGAATATCCTTCATTACTTCTAAGCAGTCACCGTGATATATTCTATTTAATTCCATGTTTTGATTTACTGATTCGTTTTACTTATCCGCTACGGTTTTGTAAACGCCCCCATTGGGATTGAGGGGCATTCACAAAACCTTCGCTACTATGTCTAAAAAATCTAACTACATCAGCACAAATCGTTCAAAACACTACTTAAAATGTCATCTAATCTTTGTCTGCAAGTATCGCAAAAAGCTACTCACAGGTCAGTTAAATGATGATGTTAAGCGCATCTTTCAATCTATTGCCAATGAGTCAGGTTTTGAAATTGAAGTAATGGAAACTGATATTGATCACATCCACTTCCTCATTCGCTACATACCTCGTTGGTCTATCGCTCAAATCGTCCGCAGGCTCAAGCAAAAATCTACTTTAGCCATTTGGCAATTACATTCTGTTCCACTGCGTAAGCAGTTTTGGTACAAGGATATGTTCTGGTCTGATGGTTACTTTGTTTGTTCCATCGGTGAAGCATCTCCTGATACTGTCCGCCAGTACATTCTTTCGCAAGGCTAATTCGCTTTGTCGCTTACATTCATTAATTTATCCACCTCTATTATTGCCATCAGTACAGCATCGTTATTTCTCTTCCCTTTTTTAACCATTGTTATGTAAGCACTGGAGACCTTGACTCTTCCGAGTCGTTGCATTACC